AGGCCGTTGCCGAGCCCCTGGCTGCCGAATATCATGCCGTTGAACACGATATAGCTCGGCGCGGTGCCGCCTGAGTTAATCAGATGCACGCCGGAGCCGTTGTTATACATCGCCATGCCGGCCGAGAACGTCAGGTCGTAGCAGCCGGAGCCGACGATATCGAAGCCACCGGCGGTCGGGTTTGTCGCCGCTGCCCGCTGCGTCGATCCCCAGCAGTTGACGAAGGTCGAACGGCAAATCGATGCCATCAGCCAGTTGCTTGCGCCGGACGTGTCGCCGACGCAGTTGGCAAAGAACATATCGTGGTTGCCGCTGGTCCCGTAGTTAATCCAGAAAGCGTTGGTGGCGTTGTTGTAGCAGGCCACATTGGCGCAATAGCACCCGGCACAGTCGGTGAAATTGATCCCGTATTGATTGGCGTCGGACCGGCTGCTGGTGATGTAGAGGTCAATGCAGGAAATCAGGTAGATGCCGTGCCGCTTGGCGTCCTGCGAGAATATCGCATTGATCGTGCTCTGTGACACGCTCTCCAGTGACATGCCGTCATAATTGGCTGCCGGGTATCTGGTGAACACCAGATCGTCGAAATTCGACTGGCCGATCTTCCGCGCCCGCAGACCCACGTTGCCACTGGCGGATACAACACCGCTGGCGGTGGCGAATGACAGGCCGCTCACCCGATAATTATAGGTGATGACGACACCGTCCCCGAGTTCCAGCGCGGCTTTATCTGCCTGTCCGTTGAGGATCACGCTGCTGACGCCATCGCCCTCGAAGCTGACATTGCTCGCGCAGGCGACGACCGTCGCATTGAGACGGTATTGCCCTTCCGGGATGTAGATCCGCCCGCCGCCTGATGCATCGGCAACGGCGACTGCAGCGGCGAAGGCCGGAGAATCGTTAGTCGTGCCATCGCCCCTGGCGCCGAACCAGCGGACGGACAGCGAGGTATCGGCGCCGGTCTGGCGATACCAGCGCTGGCCGCACGCATCGACGATGATGGTGCCGCCATTATCGGCCGATGTGGTGTCCGCTGTGGCGCGGATGAACATGCCCTCGCCGCCATCGCCCAAGGTGGCATACGCCGAGACATAGAACGGATTAGACGCGCCTTTGGTCTTGGTGTTGGCGCGGAGCGCGGCGATGCTGGGCAGCGTGACGAGCGGCCCGGACGCGCTGTTCGCGATGTAGTTTACCAGCGCGGTTGCCAGGAACAACCCGGAGCCGGCGCGCTCGCCCACGATGGCGCTGCTGTCGCTGACCGCACCGAGGTCCGGCATCTCGACGATGCGGATGCTGTCGCCCTCGTAATACGGATACGAGGCGCTATGCGCCGAAACGCGGTGCCTGACCGAGACGCGGCGCGCGGCCCTGGGGATTAGTGGCACGTTCATGCGAACAGGTGCTCCTCGGTGTCGGTATGCAGCGGGATGTAATCGTCAGTCTGCAGATGCGGCGTGACGGCATGGAACACAGCGCCACCTGGGCGAAAATGCACATTGCCGCTCGCCAGCACCTCGATGTGCCCGCCGCCGTCCCAGTCGAGCTGGATCGCCCAGCCGCAGCGCAGCGGGTAACCGCTGAACGCACCGGACGGGATGTCGAAATCAAACGAGCCTGGCGCATCGGCTATGACGCCCTCCCAGACCCCGAGCGTGTGGCCGTAGGGCACCGTGGGAGCGCCGTAGTCCCAGCCGCAGCCGCCGTATGGCCGGTCGTGGAAGAGGAGCAGCCTGCACCCCGGGCCACCGATGCCGCCCGACAGCTCCAGCGCCATGGCGTTCGGGCTGTCGCTCTCGATCACCGACACACGCAGGTAGAGGCAGTCGGATGACGACAGCACGAGGTCGCGGCGCGGCTGGTGGACCGGCGAGGTGCGCTGGTAGGGCACGACGATGGTCTGGGTTGTCATGGGCCGCACACCTCGTTGTCGTGCTTATCTGCCGCCAGGCACTGCTGCTGAATGTCGCGGATCAGCGGGTCGATCAGGCGGTGCGGCAGCGGCGCCTCAGCCATGACGTTGAGCACCTGCTGCCAGCGTTCCGCCGCCATCGAGACGGTGATGGGCGTGCGTGCGTCGATCATCGGGTCGTCCTCGCTGCCGTAGATTTGCCTGCGGGTGATCAGCCTCATGAGTTATGCACCGAGGCCAGTGCATCGAGGCGCGACGTGTTTGGCCCGCTGGCTGACCACGTCGGACGCAGAAACCCGCCCTCGCAGTGCTCGTTCCACGCGTAATAGAGGGCGGTGTTGGCGGGGCACTGCGCCGCGTTCGCCGCAATGAAGGTTTTGCAGGCGTTCGCCAGCGTGACCAGTTCGGCCGGCGTGGCGATCTCAACGCGATCATACAGCATCGCCTCAATCCCAGCTCGTGCATAGTTGTTAGTAGATCCGAACTCGCCGCGTGCATGGATCGGGTTCGTGTTCCACCCAGCGGTTACATTCGGAACCAACTGGGAGCCCGTTGGTTTCCAGTGAAAGTCCCACTGGCTTTGCTGATCTGCGATGTAGTTGGCGAATGCCTTTCGTGACTCGCCACCGTATGCTCGTGCATACGTGGTGATCGCTTGTGCCCCGACCGTTGTCGCCGCTGACTTCGCGGTCGGACCATCGAAGTTCATCACGACGAAGTATGGATCGCCAACACCATTCGATGCACATGCTGCACGGAACGCTGTGACAGCCGCAGCGACACCCGTGGTCTGGGCCGGCCCCTGGTTGGCACCGAAGTAGATCAGCGGACGACCGCCGAGCACCGTCTCGTAGTTCGCCTGTTTCACATAACCGATCATCGTAGCGAGGTCGGTGTCCACGTAGCCCTTGAAGTTCTGCATACTGATGTTGAAGCACCAGTTGACCAGGGCCTTGTTTGGCGATGCCTGATGGAACTTCCACTCATTCTGCATGGAGTGATCAGCACCGTTCGCACCGCCAAACCAATTGTAAGCCAGGTATTTGATCCCACCATTCGCTGCGTAGATGAGGTCTTGGTCTATGTGTGCCTGCGTGCCGTTGATATACATCGTATGCGCGCTGAGTTGCTGACCGAACCACGGCGCCCGTGTCTGGTATGGCCCGTAAGCCAGTTCGTTGTTGATATACCACTGCGAGTTGCCTCTTATCTGGCCGCTCCATGCAGGGAACTGGATGGCACCGAAGCGCACAGGCATCAGAGCATCTCCACGCAACTGAACTTGGCAACGAAATGCCAACTGTTGGCAGTGGCTGGCGTCACCGTCACATCCAGCAACTGATCTGCCCCGATCGTGATGCTGACAGTGGGACCGCTGGTGCCGAGTGTGCGTGGTGTGCCTACCTGGATGTAGTTGCCGCCTGATGGTCGCTTGCCGATCAGGATGTCAACGAAATACATATTGACAACCGTGCCTGTTGCTGTTCGATCACAGCCCACCATCATCATGGTCATGGCGATGGCTCGGTCGTTGGCCAGCAGTATGCTGTTGATATTTGGCGATACGGCATTGATTGCCGCACGGTCGGATGTCAGTCGGACGGGCGTGCTAGCTGATGTCGCGCCCATGAGGATGCGCCAACTGCCTTGTGCATCACCCTCCTGGATACCCTGCACAATCCCTGCAGCCCAGCCAAGCCAACCATGTTGGCCGCGTGCCCATGCACGCTGACCGCCAGGGATGACCGAGTGATTGCCATCCGCGTTGTTTCCGTAACCGCCACCAACAGTGGTGTAACCCCCGGATGCCGTGTTGGAACTGCCACCGCTTACCACCGCTTCGCCGCCACTGGCGATTTGCGTTCCCAGACTACGCAACCGTTGCATGTCGGTGGCATAAGCACCGCGCACACCTGTGTCATTCGATGTTCTGAATGCGCCAGTGCCCTTCGGAGCTACAACGATGCCGATGTCTGTGTCATTGCCGACAGCAGCCAATAGCGGTGCGGAGCCAGTCGGTGTGCCAGCCATCCGAAAGCCATTGACCTGATCGGCACTCAATCCGCCAACCGCCAGCGTCGCACCCGGTACTGTGCCTATGTAGTTCTCGTTGCCAATGTAGACATTGCCGGCAGCCTTGGCTGTCAGCATCATGTGCCCATCCGTGTCGCCACTGACCACGGAGATGGTCGCAGGATCACCACTGCCTGCGCCTTTGATACGCAGTGAGTTCCTACTCAGTTCGCCTGTCGGCCCCTGGATGTTGAGGATGGTGCCGGTGTCATTGCCCAGCATCAACTCGCCCTCATTCGAGGCCAGGATGCTACCGATGCAGTGCCATCCGCCGCTGACCGAGTAGGCTTTCAGCGTGCATCCATTGCCATTCGGTCCACCCGTGGCGCCCCAGTATTCATCCGCGCCGCCGTTGCCAAACACCTTGAAATTGATGCCGCGAAAGGCTGTCGTGGTCCACTCGTTCCAGCCGTCGGCGTAGAAGACGAACGCGCCTCCGTTGCTATACATATACATATTCGGCACGCCACCGAGTGCCGCGTTGTCCATGCCGAGGCGTGTGTTGGTGGTGAACGTGAGCGGTCCGGTCATCTGGCCGCCGGTTATCCCGCCGGTCGCGCCCTGCGGCCCCTGTGGGCCAGGCGGTCCCGTTGGGCCGGGCTCGCCGCGCCAGTCCTCGCCGGTCGGGTCAGGCGGAACCGAGGACGGCTGTAGGTAGCCGCTGAAACCAAGTCCGTCGCGCGGCGCCATCAGAAATACTCCACGGCGATGCGCTCACCGCTAGTCGGCAGCGCGATGTATTGGCTGATCATCCGCTCGGCGATCTGCAACTCCAGCGGATCGGTCTTCGCATCGAACTCACGCGCACACGCTGCTGCGGCTAGCATCACGTATGGCTGCGCCAGGCTGTCCGGTATGTCCTGGCTCGACCATCGCGCCCTGCCCCGCATCACCAGGTCGTTGTGGACGGCCATCACGGCGGCCTCGGCGATCTCCGGAGCACGCATGATCGTCGCCACCCGCTTGATGCGCGCCTCCAGCAGCGCATGCACCTGAGCATCGCCCATGGTCTTGCCGAAGCTGGTCGCCATGATCAGCGCGGTGAGCTTGATGTATTCCTCGGCCACCGCCTGCGGCACGCCGCCAACGGCCCACGGGACGAACGCCTGCGCCACCAGCGCGTCATGCACCGCCGACACCTTGGATAGCGCCAGGGCCTGGTCTGTGGCGGGCGGCGTCTCGTCCGAGGCGATGACGCCAAGCTCGATCAGCGCCCCTGTAGCGAGCGTGGCGGCGGGGATCGTGACCGACAGCGGCGGACGCTCGCCCGGAGGCACAATCGCCACGCCAAGACGCCGCAGAGAGCGCTCCGCGAGCGCGGAGACAGTGACGGTCATGGGCGCCTCACCACGACGCCTGTCCTCGTCTGCGCAGATACATGAACTGCAGCGCGTTCTCGATCTCCGGCGTGTATTGGCCTTGATTCTTCAGCCACTGGATATGGCCGTAATATTCAGATGGCAGACTCAGATGGCTGGAGATGTCGAGTTGTGTGGTCGGGATGCCGCCCTTGTAGGTTCCCGGCTGTTGATATTTCGGCAGTTCATAGGATTGCGCGCCATACGACCTCGGATCGATTGGACTGCGGCTAACCGGAACCGGACCAAGCGCGGCAGCCCGCGGGTCAGCCTGCGGCAGTTCGTTTTGCAACAGCGCATTACGCTCGGTCATCTGAATGGCTCCGGCTGTGTGTCGTGCCCTGGCGGGCGCTCAGGCGGCGGTGGCGGACGAGCGGCGCCGCATGCGTCACAATGGCTGTGATGCACGAAGCTCCGCCCGCCGCACGCTGCACAGCGCCAGGTCAGGCGATGGTGACGCTGTTGGACACGGGCGCCGCCGTGGAGCCCGCCGCGTTCGTCGCCGTCACGGTGCAGGTCGCAGCCTTGCCAACGTCGGCCGCCTGCACCGCATAGTCCGCCGCATCGCTGCCGGCCGCGGCGCCGTCGATCTGCCAGGCGTAGGCGTAGCTGGTCGGCTCGCCCTGCCAATTGCCCATGGTGCAGGACAACGTCGTGCCGGACTGGCTGACGAATGGCACGTCGTCGTTGACGGGTGCCGTCGCTTCGCCCTCACCCTCGCCGTTCCCGCCCTCACCTCCATTGGCCGGTGGTGGCAGGTTCTCGCCGCTGACGCCTGCCGCGAGCGAGGACATGCGCGTTGCTGTGCTGGAGGTCGGCGGCAGGAACCGCGGCGCCGCCATCGCCTCCTGCTTCTTCCGCAGTGCCTCTGCCGAGCCTAGCGGTGGGCCGCTCGGTGCGACGGGATCGAGGCCCACCGAGACCAGATGCGCGTCGCGCGCCGCGACGTTCTCCGCCATCGTCGTGCCAGCGCCGCCCCTGGCTCCTTTGCTGCCGTCCTCGTTGTAGTCGAGGATGATCTGCGCGCCGATCGACGCGGCGCCGGCAGCCTCTTTCTGCTCGGCGGCGAGCTTGTCAGCCGCCGCCTGATCTGTTCCGGACATTTTGTCTGTTTCCTTTATGCGTCAGGCGTCGCGGTCGTGTAGATCGTGAACACGCCTGCATCGGCCGGCTTGTTCTGGTCCACCGACGCATCTGTGCCGAAGCGCAGTTTCGCAATGCCGCGCATCTCCTGGATCCCAACTCCGTGCATGAAGTTGTAGTCCCGCGAGTTCGTGGTTGACCTCGGCTTCTGCGCCCACCCGATGCCGATTGCCTGCGCCCCGCACAGAAACGACGCGGCCACATCAGTCGTGCCGCCCGCTCCGGCGCCGGGAATGACCGTCATCTCGGGAATCTCGCGCACGACGACGCCGTCCCACAGAAGATCGCCACCCGTGAACAACGGGTTATCAGCCCCGCGCGTCCACGCATCGCGGTTGGCCTGCATCACCGCAGGATCGTTCCTGAAATCGCGGAACGCATACGGATGCATGAAGCAGACGAACCACTCTTCGTCACCGCTGATCCTCATGGGCATGATGCGCGGCGATGCCATCAATGCGCGACGCTTGGCCATGCTCAACACAGCGCCCGACATCTTGTCGGCGGTCGTATCCAGCGTGGTCAGCGACGTTGCCATGACGCCCGACACATGGTTGGCGGTCGATGAACCGAATAAGACCCTATCCGTATTATTGACCAGCCATGTGTTGCGTTGCGCGGCAGTCGCCGCCGCGTATGTGATCTGCACATCACCATCGGCGGTCATTGAGCCGAGCGAGGTGATGATGTCAGCCCTGATCTTCTCGCGTTCCCAGTTGATCAGCGCCTCGCGCGCCACCTCCCGGATAGGGATGGTCGACTTCTGCTCGTCCCAGTCGCTGACGGCGACCGCGTGACGAATCACGCCGACGGTCAGCTTCAGCGAGCGGGCGTTGAGAACTTCCTCATTGCCCTCCAGGATCGTGTTGCCCGTAACGCCGGCCCCGACGAGGCGCCGGACGGCGGCAAAGACGATGGAGTCGCCCTTCTCCTTTTCCAGATCCAGCTTCAACTGGATCATCGAGCCTTCGCTCGTGCCCATGTAGCGCGAGAACTGGTTGGTCCGGATATACTCGTCGAAGTATTTGTCGTCCCATTGGACAGGTGTAAGGCCGGTCCTGGCGGCCGTGATGTTCATGTCAGCCAACGGATTGGCTCCTATTACTTAGGAACCCGCCATCACCCGATCATTGAGGCTCGGGCTGAGCCCTTCCGCGCTCACGCGCGCGCCCGTTCGCCCTTCCGCAAGGGCCACCCGGCGACGGTGTTTCCGTGAAGGCGGCGAGACGCGCTGCGCCTCAAGCCGCGAAACTGTAGAGCCTACGCCTTGCGCTTGGTGCGCTGATCGTAGGGCGGGAATGCCTGCTCCAGCGTCATGCCGGTATAACCCGGCGCGCTGCGTGGCGCTGCGCTGCGTGCGTTGGCCAACGACGGCGCCAGGTTGGCCACACGCGATGCGACCGGCGATGGCGCTGACACGGCGCCGCCGCCCACCTCGGCCTCGATCTCGGCACGAATGCGCGCACGCTCGGCCTCGCGCCACTTCTCCGGATCGTCGCCCATCTCCTGCTGCAGCTTCAGCGCGGTCGAGCGCCGGTGCAGCGCGCCGTATGCGTCCTTCTCAGCGAACACCTCGTCTTTTGCCGACTGCGGCCACGTCCGGAAATCCGCGATCAGCTTGTCCACCACCTCGTCGCCCAGCTTCGCCCGTGCCCGCTCCTCCGACTGGTCCAGCCGGTGGTTGAACCGATCCACCTCCAATCGCCGCGTCTGCTCATACAGCAGCGCCTGCGCATAGCCGCCAGGGTCTTCCAGCGGGTTTGGTATCGGCACCTCCGGCAGCCGCCAGAGCGGCGTGGAGGGCTGCTGCGCGGGCTGCTGGGATTGCTGCGGCTGTGGCGTCCCACCGCGCTGTAGCGCCTCCAGCTGGCGGCGTAGCTCGGCGTTCTCGCCCTCGGCCCGCGCGGCCCGCTCTTTGTGGTCCTGCCGGCGGCGGCGCTCTGCCTCCAGCGCCTCGCGCGGCACGGTAGCCTGGACGCCTTCCTCCGCTGATGCCGGCGACACATCATCCCCGTCGTCATCGTCCTGCACCGGCGCCGGCGCGGGTGATGGCGGCGAGGATTCGCCCGTGGATGCCGGCTGCGCTCGCTCCGGCGGAACAGAGACAGGCGCAGACGTGCTCTCCTGGAGGAAGGCCTCCAGCTCGTGGTTCGTATCAGCCATGTAGTCCTCGTGTTTATGCTGTGACAGCGCGCGGCGGCGTCATGCGTTGATGACAGCCTGCAGATCGGCATCCGACAGCGCGCGGCTCCAATACCGGACGCTGCGGATGTGTCCGTCGAACGGCCTCTGTCCATCCGCTCGATTGCCGATGCCAAGCTGATTGATCAGTGGTGCGATGCCACCAGGTGTGGACACGACCGGACCCATACCACCTGGTGCTAGTTTGCCCGCCGCAGTCCGCTGCGTGCTGTATGTGACCCCGGCTCTGGCTGGGTAATCCACAGTCAGGGAGCCAGTGTTAGGGAGCAGAGATGTTCCTGCGACGCTGGCAATCGTTGACGCTATCTGCGCTTGAGCAGTCGCAAACTGTGGCATCACAGCCAAGAAGTTCGCTACTGTTCCATCTGACAGTTCGATGAACCTGCCAGCGTGGGCGACTGGCATTGCCACTGGATACGACGCTTCAGCGACAAACGACCCGGCAGACGCATTGAACCAGCTTGAGAAGTTGGCACCTGTCATCGCCATGTTGTCGGTTGCACGCAGAACCGATGCGGTCGTGGTGGGAATGAGGCTGGTCGGGAACAACCCAAGCTCGATCTGACCACCCCACACATAGATGCTCTGGGCTGGTGTGGTTGTCTGCGTGCCGTCCCGTAAATCCGCACCGATAGCCGCAAACCACGACGCCGCCGTCAGTGCTGGCGATGTGATGGTGTATCTCTGCCAGGATGTCGTGAGCGTAACGCGCAGCTTGTAGTAAGCGCCTGCCGTGACACGCAGCATGATATAGGTCTGCTCGCCGCCGACCGCACCGCGCATGTAAACGCTGAATGTGTAGGCCGCTGGCGTGGCTACGAAAGTGTGCTGGATCATGCTCAGCGCACCAGCCCCAGTGATGGCTGGATATGTTATCCTGGCGCCGGCAGTGTTGCCGTCCGGTGCAACTACCTGATTGCCTGCCGGTGTAGGCGCAGCGACCACAGCGCCAGCCGGAGCCCAGGCCACATTCGACATATCGCCGCTATACAGCGCCAGGTTGGTCCGCGCCTCCTCGACCAGCAGCCCGCGCAGTTGCAGCGTGCTCGGGTCATAGTCCCAGCGGGGCGCACCGTTCGCTGTTGTGGTGGTGGGTATATAGGGTGTGGCCGCGCTGCCTAACTCCAACTGCGCCCCCCACATAAACACGGTCTGTGCGGACGTGGCTGTTTGAGCACCGTCACGGAGATCGGTGCCGATCGTGAAGGCATAAGTGGAAACGGCGAGCGATGGGGTAGTGAATGTGTATCGCTGCCAGGATGTAGTGAGCGTGATGCGGGGTGCGCTGTAGTATGTCGCGCTGACATTCACACCGAGGTATATCTGCTCGCCACCGACATTGCCGCGCAGGTAGACGCTGACGACATAGACGCCCGTATTGATGACGGTGGACTGGAACAACAGCGAGGCATTGCCTGCGCCAGCAACGGCCGGATAGACCACGCGCGCCGCCGTCGTTGTCCCGTCTGGCGCTGCCACTTGGTTCGCTGTGGTGGTGGGATTGCCTGATACGACCTGTCCCTTGGCCCACTGGTTCGCATCGGCGCTCTGTAGCCAAAGATTGACCGCCGCCGTCCGCATGAGGCCAGCGCTATCAAAGTATGTGCCGGTGGATGCGCGGGTGAACGTCACGCGCGGATCGAGCGTGCCTGGCGTCATGAAGTCCAGCGCCATATCCGGCACGGGGCCAACGCTCCCGGTCTCACAGCGGCCCGGCAGGTTGATGCGCGGAAACCCCGGCAGCACGCATTGCGCGACCGCAGGCGCGGCCAGCGGCACAAACGACAGCCCGGCGAGCAGATCGCGACGGCGCATCACCACTCCCGCGCGGCAAAGCTCTGCGCCGTGGTCGCGCCGAAGATCGACAGCGCCTGACCGCTGGCAGGGGCCATGCAGATGTATTGGCTCCCGGCGGGCACTTTGATGGACGGCGACGCTGCCGCTGCGGTGCCGACCTCGCTGATCCACAGATCGCCGGCCGAGAGGTTCTGCACCAGGCAGCCCTTGCGGCCCGACCAGGCCGGCGCCAGTGCCTGCGCGGTGCCGCCTGCGGTGATGGTGCCGCTGCGGTTGGCGTAGTCCACCGCCTGCGACCAGGCGGGCGCGGACAGCACGACCGCGAACGCGGCCAGGATGGCGAGACGCATGGCGGCTCCTATTGTGGTTGCTGCGGCGGCGGCAGCTATGCCCGCCGGCTGGCTCGGTTCATCAACATCGTCTTGAGTAGCAATTGCCACGACGCCGGATCGCCGGGCTGCAGCAGCTTGTTCATGCGCATGTAATCGTGCGGCAGCTGCAGGATTGTCGGTCCGTAATCAGATCGCGGCGTCGGAATGACGCCCGTATAGGTGTTTTCCGGCGGTTCCGTGGGGATGCGCCCGTATCGCGGCAGGAAGCCCGTTTCCGGCTGCCGGTTTACGTCATTGTCCATCAGGTGCTGCGGCGCCGCGCCGCCGGCCGGCAGCCAGCCCTCGACCACTGGCATCTGCACGACATCGCCCGTGTCGATGTTCGGCATGTAGCCGGGATCGACGGGCGGCTGCACCACCATGCCGGGATCGGCGTTATCGACGGTCGGCCGGATGCGACGCAGTCGATCGGTGAAATCGCGCGGCTCGGACCACTGCGCCGCCATCAGCGGATTGAGCTTAGCCACGACGCGGCGCCTGCTGCGGCGGCGGATGCAATATGGCGGAGGTCTCCGCCGCCTTCTTCACGCTGGCAAAATGCAGATCGCGTGCTTTCGCCTCATCCAGCTGCGTCTTGGCGGCCTTGGCCTGGATGTCGGCGAGCACGTCGGCGGCGACCAGTTCCGGCGGCAGCGTCATGTCAGCGCCACGCTTCATCGAAGCCGGATTAGCCGGCGATGCGCTGTCAGGCGGCGCTCTGAATGAGTCGTGGATTTCCGCGATGTGGTGGATCGAGGCGTGGTCACGTTCCTTCGCCAACGCCTCGTCTGCCATGGCTTTGGCGTTCGTCGCGCGCACGTCGGCCTGTTTCTTCGCCATCTCCAGCTGCTGCATCTGCGGTGCCGTCTGCCCGGCCGCCTCCTGTGCCTCCTTCATGCGATCGAGCAGAACCTGCTTGTTGCGCAACCCCGAGGCAGCGATCAGCACGTCGGGAGGAATAATGCCGGGCTGCGCCTGCGCCAGCTGCGCAAGCATGGCAAATTGCTCGTGTTCGAGGGCCGGAACATCCATTCCTTCCTCGATGGTTATGTCAATTTCCAAGTCGCTTACGTCGTTTTCGACGCGGACGACCTGCTGCAAACGCGGATCGCCTGGCACGATCTGCAGTTGCTGCATCGCCATCGCGCGCTGCTCCTCCGGCATCGCCGCCAGTTCGTCGCGCACTGTCACCGGCCGGTTGATGCCGACCCACTGCGTCGTGCCGATATCATCGGTGACGCGGACCCATCTCCCCGCCGTCCAGTATTGCCGCGCGGCCATCCAGCAGACCTCGTAGACCCGCCGCGTCCACTGGCGGAGCGAGTCCGACAGCGGCTCATTGGCCGCCGCACCGCCCGCCTGCTGCGCGATGATGGCGCGGCCTGACGGGTCGCCCGAGGCCACGCCAGCCATCGCGGCATTAGGCCCAGACAACTGCATCTCGGCCGTCGCGTGCTCCAACAGCTTGAACTGGCCGAGGGCCAAATCCCCACCCGGCACGACCTCAAATTTCATGCCGGGCATGATCTCGATGTAACCGTCAGGCCGGGCCACCTCGCGCCGCGCCTTGTCCACGTCCGCCACCGCGCCCTGCTCGGCGATCGTGCGATTAACCGACAACAGATGCAGCGCCTTGCTGCGACGTTTGTTGATCTCGTCCTGGAGCGAGATCATGCCGCGCACGATGCCGTAACGCCTGTTCTCCCTGTCGATGTAAGCGGACTGCAGGATCAGCGGGCACGCCGATTTGCCGCGGCGGTCGAGGTGCGGGCTCTGCTGCGGCTCCGCGAGATAGCCGGCCTTGGTGAAGCTCGCCGACCACCAGGTGCCGCCCTCGATCCAGTGGCACTGGACGACGCGCACCCGGCGGCGACTGCTGTCGCTCCACGTCACCGTCCCAGGCCGATCGTCATACGTGGTGCCGCTGTGCTCCGCTGCGAACGCGCCCTCGATGGTTTCAATCGCAACTGGATAGGTTTCCTCCAGCTGGTCCCTGTCCATCCAGATCACGATGCCGGCGTATCGCGCATCGCTGAAATCAGCGCGGCGGCTGTGCGGATCGACCCACAGCCGATCCCACGGAACGTGCGTGAGGGTCACATCCGCGCCGCCCTTGCCGTCGTCCACCAGGCCGATTTCCAGCCCTCCGAACCCCTCGACCAACATTTCCTCGTAGACGGCGGAGCGGATGACATCGATGGAGTTGTCGTCGCCGATATACCTCAGCGCCTGCGTCGCAGCGTCGGCGCGATCCTCCTCGGTTGGCGTTCGCGGAAATGCCTTTGGGTCGCTCCGGTTGCGGCGTTCGAGGCCGCACAGGAGATACACCTTTTCGGCGCACTTATTGATCGTCACGCGCGGCTGGCCGCGTTTCTTTAGCTCCGCATCCTCCGCGCTGGTCCATTGCTTGTGGTTGACGTAATCGCGGTCGCGCTCCGACAACTCGCGCGCGTCCTGTGATGAGTTCTCCGCCTCCTCGAACCACTCCACCAGGCGCGACAGCAGCTCGTCGAGGTCACGCGGATACACATCGACCACGGACCCGCCGCCGGTCAGGCCGGTTGCGCCTAGCGGCACGTCACGATGCGCGACGACGACCGGATCGCGGCCGGTGAGGCCGACCGCACCTGGCGGCACTTCGTCGTGTGTGGTGAGGGTGGCTGACAAGGCGCGCTCCTCGCGGCTACGACCCGACGGTGAACGTCAGCCGGTCGCCTGGCAGGTTCCCCACGTTCACGTCGCCACCCGGCGGGTTGTAGTTGGCGTCGTTGTAGTAAACGTCCTCGACCCAGAGGTTGCGGATCGGGTTGTCGTTGGTGAAATCGAGCGCCACCTCGTGCTCGCCGGCGCCCCAGTCGCCGCGGAACTCGAACGTCTGGTTGTTCTCGCCGTAGCGCACCGTCACCTCGCCCTCGCCCACCTCCTCGCCGTCCACAGAAACAATGAAAGACGGAGCGGTCACGATGTAGTCGGCGGCCAGCTGCAGCACGAGCGTGTCCAGCCCCACGCCATCGGGCAGGTCGGGACCGTCAGGCGGCTCAGGGTCTGGCCCGTCAGGCGGCTCTGGCAGGTCGGGACCATCGCCCCCGCCCAGGATCGGGTCCCAGTCGGGATTGAAGTTGGGTAGATCGGGAATGAAGTCGGGCGGCAGGTCGGGCAGCCCCGGCAGGTCTGGCCCGTCGATTGGGTTATCGGGGTCACCGATGCCACCGGGGATGTCGGTCACCACGACCGAGCCGGCGTCGCCGCCCGACGCCTGCCACTCCTCGAACGTCTCGTAATCCCAGCCGAAATACTGCTGATCGATGGGAGCGACATACAAGTTGTCGTGGAACTGGATGCCGCGCGCATCCGAGGCGCCCAGGATGCCGGTGCCGGGCGCGATGATGTTGTCGTGGATGTTGTCGAGCAGGATCGGGTCGTCGGGGTTCACCAGCCCGGTCTGCACCGTGATGCCATACTGGTCACCATTCAGCAGCACGTTGTTGCTGACCTGATTGCGGTCGCCGCCGTGGATCATCAGCGAGGCCACGCCGCCGCCGTCGATCCAGTTGCCCGTGATTTCGACCCCGTTCAGCAGGTCGTCCAGGTAGATGCCCCACGAGAACGGGTCGGATGTTCCCTCGATGCGGTTGTAACGGATCGCGCTGTCCGCCGGCGCGAACGGGTCATCGCCGCCAAACAGGTAGATGGCGCCGCCATCTTCCGTGGCGCCCATGTAATTGGTGATGCGGTTGTATTCGATGGTGCTGGCGCCTGACTTGTTCGTCGGGTCCCAGTTCTGTTCCTCGATCGCATGACGCGGGGAGTCGGTGATCTGGTTGTGGCTGACCGTGTTGCCCCAGCTTTCCGCAAGCTCGATGCCGGACGCGTCGGGATACTCCGCACCCGGCCGCAGGATCGTGTTGCGGGTCGCGGTGTTCTCGGAACTGCCGTCATTGAAATTGATCGCCGCGCCCCAGGTGTCGGTGAACGTGCTGTCGCTCACCGTGACATGGTTGGCGCCGAAGAATGTGCTCACGCCGACCGCGACGTTCTCGAATGTGCTGTCGGTGACGGTGATGTTGGCGGTGTTCTCGCCGTTCTCGCCGGTGATCTCAACTGCGGCCAGGCTGTTGTCGTAATCGCCGCTGCCGGCGGTGTCGACGAAGTTGAAACCGCTGATGGTGACGTCGGTGGCGCCCTCGATGTGGATCAGGGATATCTCACGCCCGCCGCCCGAGAGGGTGACGTCGCCATCGGCCGTGAACGTGGTGCCGCTGTCGGCCGCGGTCAGCTGGATCGCGCGGGTCAGCTCGTAGGTGCCGGCGGCGATCGTGATGGTATCGCCGCCCGGGCTCAGTCGGGCTTCGGCCAGCGCGGCGTCGATCGCCGACGCGGCATCGCTGCCGGGCGATACGGTGAAATTTGCCATGGATTACCCCTTGGGGTTGGTGATGGGTTAGAGTGCCGGCGCTACAGCGACGGGCGACCGTCAAGCCAAGGCCGAGCCCGCGGCGTGCGGCCGATGCTGGAGTGGCGTCCAGCCTGTAGCTTTCAGAGCCCGCCGCGCAGCAGGATCACGATCAGAATCACAACCAGGACCAGCCCGAGGCCACCACCGGCATAGCTGTAGTTGCGATACGCCGGGCCACCCCACTGGCCGTAATAGCTCCCGCCGCTGAAAATCAGCAGGATGATCACCAGGATGATCAGCACGGTGACGAGGTTCATGCTGTGGCTACCTCTGCGAACATGCCTGCGTCACGGTGCAGCCGGCGCTCGGCCATCTCCGCATAGACGGGGTTAAGCTCGATCAGCACCGCGTCGCGCTGGAGGCGATCCGCCACCAAGCCAACCGTGCCGGCGCCACCGAACGGGTCGAGCACGGTGCAAGGATTCAACCCAATGCAGACACAAGGTTGGTGACCACATCCTAAGCCGTTGCAATCATAGTTAGCTTGGCACTGGCAGGACGCGGACCAGCCGGTGGTGGCCATTGTTGGATCGCCCATGCGCGTAGCCTGACCAGCAGCGAGCCCACCGCTCAGGCGCGCAGCGGCAGCCTCACCGCCATCGCCGTATCGTGTGCCGTTCACCCGCTCCACCTGCCGCACCCACGGCGCACCGCAGGCACTGCAACAGCCGCGCTCGCTGGTGCCGGCTTTGATGCAACGCTCGGCTAGCTCGGGCGGGAATGTCGCGAAATGCGCGTCGGAATAGGGCGCGGTGGCGATCGTCCAGACGTTGCGGAGGTTGCGTCCCTGCGAGGTGTCCCATTCAGCCCAACCCTCAAAACGATCTTTCCACTTCTCGGCAGCGATCAGCTTTTCGGCTTGGTTACGCAACGCCTTGCGATGCGAGCGGTTACCCTCTCCGCTATCCTTCGGGCCACCTGGCTGTGACAGCACGTTAGGCTGCGTCAGCCGGGCGATGCTGCTCTCCTTTATCGGCTCCCGCACCGCGTCAATGTCGTAGAAATACCGTGGCGATTTAGTCAGTAGAAAGACATGCTCGTGAGCGGATGTCGGCCGATCCCGGCAACTCTCCGGCATCGGGTTGGGCTTGTGCCAGATGATATCGGAGCGCAGCCACCAGCCATCAGCCTGCAACGCCAGCGCCACACGCGCGGGCATCATCAGCAGTTGCTTGGACGCCAGACCAACAGCCGCCTCTTTGCGGAATTGCATACTGGCGCAGTTCGCAGCCTGAATTGCATTGGACCGCCTTCGCGATGCCTCATCCCTCCCATCTGATCTCAGGCCGCTCGACGCTCCGGCGTTCGTGTTGCCGACCTTTGTCCCGTTGTAGCTATCCCCAAGATTCAGAAAAACACATCCGTCCGACCGCAGCACGCGGCGGACGAGCCGGAACACCTCGACCATCTTCGCCACGAACTCCTCTGGCGTCGCCTCCAGCCCGATCTGCCCCGCCACGCCGTAATCGCGCAGGCCGTAGTAGGGCGGGCTGGTGACGCAGCAATGCACGCTGTCGGCCGGCAGGGTGCGCAGCACGTCCAGGCAGTCGCCGCGCAGGATGCGAACCGTCATGCGTTCTCCTGGGATGGGCGGTCACCCGGTGCAGCACGTTCGCCGGGGATCTGCACCGAGGCGCCACCGTCTGGCCTCACCGCATGCGGGTCTTGGCCGTCAGGGGTAGTAACCCATTAGTGCCGTAACTTTGCGCTTGTGTCGGTTACTAACCCGGCTATGGTCTGGTCATCGAAACCGAGGACACCAGACGATTGGCCGATATGACCGAGGACGAACTGAGGCTCGCCGCGATGAGGGCTGATCTCCTGCTCAAGACCCGCCAGGCCCGCTGGGAGACACCAAAAGCCGTCGCCATGGTGCTGCTCGCGGCTGCCGCCATCTCAGCGGCCGGTGGCGTCGCCACCTGGCTGTGGCCGTCGCGCCCACAATCCATCGTGGTGCAGTTCCAACAGCCGCTCCGGGTCCAGGTGACACCCTGATGGCCCGCAAGATGCTGGGCGAGCGCCCCCTCACCAACGCCGAGAAGCAGGCGCGCCACCGTGAGCGGATCACGGCGCGCCTGGCGGCCGCGGAGGAGGCTATCGCGTTCGTGCTGCGCCTCAAGCCCGACATGGCCCCACCGCGCGGCCTGACGACGCTGCAGCGGCGGCTGGAGGAACACCGATGAGCGACGGCACCAACCTCGCCCAGCGACTGCGCGACATTTATCCGGCGCATCCCATCGTCATGGACGCTGCCGCCGAGATCGACCGGCTACGTGATGCACTCGACGGGATCATGCGACACTGCGGCGAGAACGGCGCCGATCGTGGAGGACGTTGGGCCGCCTATATTGCCAGCCATGTCCTGAACGGCGGAACCTATTGGGCATGACGGCCTCGGCCTTGCAGGCCGGGTTGCGCGAATGTGGCGGGCGATTAAGGCGGCGCGGCGCTCCCGCTATGCTTGTGTCCGCTAAGAATTTGCGGACGGAGGAGACAGCGGCATGCAATTCCACTGCGCAAAGTGTGGC